TTCATATAAATCTAAGAAACTACCATCAAGCTTTTCACGAATTGTTTCAAATTTAGATAAATCTACATCGTACTTTGTCTTATACGCTTCAATATCCGCTTTTCGCCTCTGATATTCCACCTCGTCCGCCCAAGCCCAACAATCTTTTTCGATTCTTTCAACTAAAACCTTACAACTTTCTTTTTTTGTGTTAAAAACACATGTTCGGCATTCTTTTCCCATGTTCTCACCTCCATTTTTTAGCTGAATAAATATAGTTGTCCCAAACTTCCACATGTCTGTTTTTCATTAATTCTTGAAACACTATCTTAAATTTCTCTTTGTAGCTTTTGTAAGGTATAACTTCAGCTACGTTCATAAAATCACTCCCTTTTAAACTTTTTAAGATATTCTTTCATTTCCTCTTTAGTTAATCTGTAAGTTTTAACAGGTTGATTTTGTAATTCTTTTAAATATTCGGAATACTCTTCTGTGTATACAGGATTGCTTTCTCGCTTTGTTTTCTTAGACAACCTCGCTTCTTCGCTGTAATCATCGTAATCCATTCCGGAGCCTGCTAATCTGCCTGAGGGTGTTCTTAACAACTCATTGATATGTCTTTTTGCCATAATTTCCTCCTATTTACAGATAACAACCTCATCCCAAGGGTATTCGACCAGGTATTGATAATCCATTTCCACTGTTGCGGTTTTCTTTTTATAGTCGATACTGTGCAAAATACCGATAACTCCATTTGCAATTACTTTAATCATTTTTAACCCCCTATCCAAACCTCAGCTTGTACTATTCCTGCGTCTAATGCCTCTTGGTGATTGTCCATATACTTATCAATCCTCAATCCCTTAATTGCTCCGCCAATATCCTCTGCTATGTACTCCTCACCATCAATAACCACCGTTGAGCCTAAGGGTATGACATCTGGGTCAACTGCTATTGTTCGGCCTTCAGTTGCTTGGGTGCCTGTAAATGTAATTCCATCTGTCTTATTGCAGCACTTCACGCAAGGGCAATAATGTGTTACTGTAAATGTGCCTAAGTATTCTGGTTCTGTGGACATTGGCTCACTTGCGTCCAACTCTCGATTTTCAAGTATGATTTCTAATATTTCTATCTGCTCTTGCTTATCCTTTAGCTGAGCATCCTGTCTCTTGATTTGGTACTCATATGCTTGTACTTGTTTTGCGCCCTCTAAACCATACAATAGGTGCAAAGTCATGCTTAGTGCCAGGCAGATAATTAATGCAGTTCGCTCTTGTTTTAATCTCTTAATCATAATTTTCTCCTTAGTTCATTTCTATATTATAGAAGTCTATCCTAAATAAATATCCGTAATTTCTACATCGAGTGCATTCGCTATTTTTTCTAAATTATAGTAACTAGCACCTCTAAGCACTTCTATGTCATTTTCGTATAGGGAAATAATCCTATCACTTAATCCTGTTTTCTTGCTCAACTCCTCTTGCGTAATGTCTCTTTCTCTTCTTATCTGTCTTAGTGTTTTTTTACTCACTTCTATATTCACCACCTTTCAATTACTATTATACATTTCTATTTTATAGAAGTCAAGAACAATTTTTCTATTTTTTAGAAATATGATTAGCTTGTTCTATCGTTTTTCTGCCGCCCCCTGGTGGGGATAGAGAACCCAAACTTTGGACGGTGCGGGTTCTCTTTTTATTTATTTTTCAATCAGATCAATATCTACTGGCTCTGTACATTCCTCATCATAGTACATATTTCCTATCCAAGGTTCTTCCATATCTTCTCCCCAGTATGCAAGTTCCCAACCATCAACATCATTTCCGTATATTCCGTAAAAATTTGCATCGCTGTGTTCAACTGTTTCCGTTTCCAATTTTTGATACCAAACTGGCTCTTCATGATACCCCAAATCTGTCATTGCTCTGAATTCTTTTTCCATAACTAAATCCTCCATTTTACAATTTAATGCTTTTGACAATCTGTATATTGTCTCGGCACTTGCTTTATTTATATCTTTTACTTTTTGTTCGTAGTGTTGAATCATTCTAACCGATACCCCACTTTTTTCAGAGAGCTGACCTTGTGACAGCCCTCTTTCATTTCTTATCTCTGCTAATTTCATGTCTACCTCCAAAAATTTTCTACTGTTCCAACTCTGTCTAATTCTTTCTGCAACTCTTCTCTAAATGCATCTCTGTATGCTCTGTATGTTTTTCCATTTTCAAATTCTTCTCTTTCCAAAGTTCCTATGTTGTTCTTTGCAAAATCTTTGAAATTCAAATGTTGTAGAGAAGTCCCATCTGATATTACTTGTTCAAATGTCTTTTTATTCATTTTTGCTAATTCTGCTGCTCTTGCTTTTGCTGTTGGCATATATGCTTTTCTCATTTCTTCTACTGCTGTAGGTATTTCATTATTGCTTGTTACTTTGATTTTTAGTTCAAAGGTTATTCCTTCGATTTTTTCAGTAGGCATTTCTTCAAACGTCCAACTACTTCCGTCCCATTTAGCTCCCATCGCTTTTAGTTCTTCTTTCACTGGGTATGTATTTCCTTTGGCTACTATTGTTCTTTTCATTTTATTTCCTCCTATTTTTTATACTCTCTATTTCTTTTGTTACCTCATTATACACCTATGGGTGTATAATGTCAAGCTTTTTTTTAAAACTTTTTTAAATTATTTTTAAAAATTTTTTTCATTGATAAATCAATAGGTACAATACTATTAAAAACTTTTTTTCGTGCGTTATATCGCATTTTAGAAGGTCGGTTTTCAACTGTTTTTAGGCATAAAAAAAGAGCCAAGGCTTTTACACCCTGGCTCCTTTTTACTCCTCATCATAATCTAAATTTTTAAATAATAAATGTTTTGCTTTGTTAATTTCGTAAACAGCTGCTTCTATAAGAGCATCCAATTCTTCGTCAGTTATTGTTATACCTTTATCTTTTACAAATTCTAAAACATAATCTTTCTTTTGTTGGCCATCGGGTAACAATCCTGCAACTTTCATTTGCTCTGCAGCAGTTACGGCTACAGTCACCCACTTTTCAATGTCTTTCATTTTCTCGTTACCGATTTTTAATTTTAGCCAGGGTACTACTAACCCTGTCAATAATACCCCTATAAGAGATATTAGCAGCATAAAAATCTGATACGTTGTATTACTCATTTATTCATCATCCTTTCTGATATTATTAAAACTCTAATCATATCCTCACTAAAGTCTAATTCGCCTTTATCATTGCCTTTTATATAGCCTTTGTCTACCCATTTCCGGACATACGCTTGCATCCATTCAGGCATGTCCTTAATGTTTTTAAATCTCTTTATCTCCGCCACTATCGTATCAACCTCTCTTTTCTCTAATATCTTGAAATATTCTTGAGGATCTATTGATGTTCCCTGAGCATTCCGTACCTCAAAGTGCAAATGTGAGCCAAATGAGTAGCCAGTTTGCCCCTCTATGCCAATAACTTGTCCTTTTGATACTTTTATACCTTTAGCCACTAATCGTTTGTCTAAATGGCAATAATGAGGATAGTAGCCATGTCCATCGTCCAACTTTATATAGTTGCCCCACTCCCATGTAGGATTAGCTTTATTTAATATAATTTGAGAACTAACAACTGTTGCATCGCAAATAGCAAGAATGTTTTTAGAAGTAAGTCCGACACAATCAATGCCTTTATGTATTCGCTTATCCCCATATAGGTTACGAGGCCCAAATGGACTGGTTATCTTATATTCACCTTCATATAGTTTCATCATCGCCACCCCTTCTTATTTCTGCTTTCTTGATTCCAGATAACAGCCACAGTTCTCCCGTTGTAAAGGCAAACCATGCAGCTACCAAAGTTACCGGCTCTGCTCCTGTCCTTAAGAAAACATATAGTACAGCAGCAGCAAACATAGCATTTAGGGTTATTACAATCGCAACTATTAACTTTGAATACTTCTTTTTAATCATAGTATTCACTTCCCATCTTCTAAATCGGATATCCGGTGATTCGCAACCCTGATTTTTTCATCCATTAGACAAAAATTCTGCTCTAATTTGTAAGTCCTCTCGACAACGCTATTATGCTTGTCTACTTTTTTTTCTAACTGCTCTATCCGATAGTTAGTCAGCTTTGCCGATGCTAAAATCCCTACCAAAGAGCCAAGTCCACTACCAATAAGTGTTATTACTGCTATTGTCACATTTTCGCTCATAAATCACCTCAATTTTTAAACTTAAAAAAATCTTATAAATAGATCTTTGACTGTATTTCATTTATACGTCCTTAAATTCATTCATCATCACACTTATCATGTTTTCTTGCTCTGCACATTGATTAGTTCAATAAGTTCTTGATATGTTTTCACATCCATCTTTTCACTCTATTATTTCTTCGTACCCAATGCTTCCAGATGTCTTGTCCTTAGTAATCTGTCCAATATAATCTGTTAATCTTCCTTTGCCTAGCCTTCCACCACTATCAACTGTAAAGTTAGTGTAATACCCACTCTTCCCAAACACATGAGTAATTTCTGTTATTAAGCCTAGACTTTTGCTGCCTTTTTCATCAATAATTACCGCTTCATCTCCGCAAGTTAGGTGTGGTCTTAATGGTCCTGTAAATGATTCTATTTTGCCGACACTATCTACTCTGTTCGCTACTTCTTCTGCATATAAATTAGCTTCTGATAATCTTGTTCCGTTTGCTACTTGGACATATAAAGTCTTTTTAGCTTGTAGATTCCATCCACTGTAACCTTTTACATCCTTGTATACTACAATGTTAAAATCGCTGTCATGGATACAAACTCTTCTGTATGCCCCCATATCATCTCTTACTATACCCCTACTAAAAATATCTTTATTCCTATAAAAGTTATAAACTCCATTGCTGGTAAACCAACTAAAATTAGGACTTCCTACTACGATTGTACCGTCTGTCAACTCTCTGACCTTCCAATTTAGCATAGCCTTAAATATTTCATTCAATGCACTTAATATATCCATATTAGGTTTAAAATCAAACCAATTTCTTGCACTAGTATTTTCTATTAGATATTGATTGCTATCTAAATTAGCATGTTTGAAAAAGTTTTCTATAATAAGGTTATTGTAGTTAAACCCAGTTTGATAACTCTCATCTAATGTCTGGTCTTTCAAAGCTTTACCTATTAAATTTCTGCCATCCACACTTGCAGTTTCATTCAACAGTGTAAAATTAGATCTATCTACATAGAATACTCCCATTTCGTAATCATTTAAATCATCACCTGCACCAAATTTAAAAGTAACTTTTGCACCAGGACTTAATAGGCTATTTTCTTCATTTATTGCAATATTGCCCGGATGTTCTGGGTCGTTCAAATCTGGATTTTCTAAGGATAAAGTAAATGAACTAATAGGATTGTCTATACTGTGTTTTATACTCCCGCTGTTAAGATATGCATCCATTTCAAAAGCAAATTCATAAATAATTAGCTTATGAATATCGCCTGTCTTATATCCGCCAATGATTCCAAAGCCTGGCAAGACTTTAACTTCAAAATGTGTCATGTTATCGTCAGGCGAAACATTTACCTCGTCTTGAAATTCAACATCTTCCCACTCGCCATTATCTATTCTGTCAGAAGGCATACCACTTAATTTACCATCATCTATGTTGAAAATCTGCGCTTGGGTATTCGCAAAATGAATAAGGTCAGGATAGTTGCCTGTCCCAACCTCATTTTTCACTATCTCAAACTCTAATTGCATCTAATCACCACCTACCACAGCAAACACATATATATGTTTTCTAAATTCGTCATCAGTTAATTGGTAGCAATCATCGTTTCTAAATGCTTCTTTTACGAACTTCAAAGCACATTCCTCGCTACAAAACCCCCAAAATTCATATTCATCGTTAAATTCAGGGAAATCTAATTCAAATATATCATCTCCAGCCTTCATTCTCTTATCACATTCACAACAATCCATAATTACCACCTCCAATATCATTATATCACTTTTACATTTATTTAACAGGTGTTTCTGGAAATATTTCAATTTCTCCGTCTTTATGTATATGAACTGTAAAATCTATATCTTCATCAATAGGATTTTTCGGATATTCATCAAAATATAAATACCAAGCTTCATGTAGATTATCTTTAGTTATTTCTTTACCTTTAACTGCTTTTTCTCCACCCTGATGGCTTGCCCAAACGATGTCTGTGTGTGGAAATTCCATTGAACACATATTTGTTTTTATAAATACAATTATTATATTCACACGCCATAGTTGATATTATGCGAAGAACTCTAACACGGGACGCCAACCACTAAAACTAAACGAGTTAGACGGATTATTAATGTTCGAACCAGAAACCCCTGAATAACCACGATACACACGATTGGACGACGAAGGTGTTGAAGTCCAAGTATAACTACCATTTCCATAATTGCTATGCACCAGCAAATCTGCATCGGTGTATTCAGCCCATGCAGGTGCATTATTAGGATGGTCAACATGAAGTGGATACATAAATCTATCCCATTCAGCAGTAGAAAGCAATCTAAGCACATATTTAACGCCGTCTATTGTGATTATTTTGCCAAATACTGCATCAACTGCATTTATATCATTCCAAGAAATAGTATGCCTGAATGTTTTTTTAGCAATCAACAACATCTTGTTACCATCAACTACTTTCAACCATCCAGAATCGCTATTTTGTGAAGTTCCTGCGGATAATCCGATTAAAGTTGCCAAATCATCACCACTGATAAAATCTGTCGAAGCTACCTCTCCATAAAATCCATAACTTGAATCGCCCGCCACAATAGTATTACTACCATGTACCGATGAAAAGTCAGGAGCAGGAATATTAATTGGTGTAGGCAACGAACCTTGATTGTCATATTGTAATGTAAATAAAATATCTAATACATTGTCGCTATTTTTTGGTATTAGCAAACTTTTATAACTCGCTTTTACTATTAAATCTGTTGTCACAGCAGTGTCAAATTCAACTTCATTATCATCATTTAATTCCCAATTTGTATTTACAACATCGTCAACTGTAACTGATACATTATTACAAATTAAGTTAGGTAATGGAAATTTAGTTGTTTCACCATCGCCAACACCTATCTGAACATTATTCCTTTGTTTACCTTCAAAAATACCCACTCTTGGCAATTTAATTGCTAATCCTGTTCCTAACCACATTACAATTCCAATGTCTTTATTAAAAGTTCCTGCTTCGAGTCTTGTGGAAATAGTAACCCTTTTATTAGCAACATCAACTGTTCTTGTGGCAGTTTGGCTGTATCCATATAATGAGTCGCTTGGATTTTCGTCATATTTTGTAGTTGCAACTTTTATAACATTACTTGGGGCAGAACCGCCTCCAGCTAAATAATCCCTCCACCCATTATCAATATAAAACAAACCACTATCTACATTTGGAATTTCAATAAAAACAGTTGCATAAATATCGACAACCATTAAACTGTTTTTAGTAATACTTAAAGAATTACCTTCTGCATCAGTTATCATAGCGTGAGTATTTACATTTGTAGTTTCGTTAGATATTCCAACTTCCGTTATTGTACTGCCATTATATTCAGATGATTCTAAGCGTATTTTTCTAACCCATTTGCTTGTAGGGTAGCTTCTTACTATTTCAACATCTTCTGCTGTTTTATGACCTAATTTATTAAATAATGTAGTTCTTGAAGCTGTTGGAATTCCTGTGCCTGAACCAAAAACTATATTTGTGAAATATGTACTAAAATTACATAATCTTTCGTACATTCTATCAAGTACAATATTTTCTGCTTGTGCTTTTTGTATCACTTCACCTGTTTTAGCGTTTCGGCAAACTATATCAAATCTATTGTGCAAAACTGCATTACTTTTTATATTCATTTAATCACCTCTATGGATTTATTTCATCAACATTTATCAAATTCAAAACAATTTCATACGGATATGCTTTTATCGTTTCTTCAAGATAACCATTCTTATATTCAAGTTCATTCAAATCAAGTACAATCTCATATGGATATGCTTTTATCAATTCTTCTTCATTAGGGTTAGGCGTTTGTACTAAATCTTGTGGAGTAAATTCAATTTCAAAACTTTCAACTGCTCCACCAGCACCCGTTAAACTTCCTTTGCTTGCATCATATAAAACCTTTATTTTATCTTCGACATTATTAAATCTATTCCACCAATCCATTGTAATTAGTATAGATTTAGGTTCAGTAGGATGTGGTTCAATTTTTTCAATTACATATACTTTGTCTATTAAATTACCATGAACGTATTTATATTCTTGTCCTGTAATAGAGAAGGCACTCTCATTTATGAAATTTTTATAAAACAACTCAAACTCATAAATATAAATACGGCTTGAATTTCGACTTGTTATAGTCCAACGGTAAAATAGATACTTTGCAGAATTACTTAATATAAAATCCTTCCACCCCGTGCCACTTGAACTTATGCCAATAAAAACAGGTATAAAGTCGATTCCATTATTGCTACCCTCTAATATAAAATCTTTTGGATAATACGTTGAATTACCTATATACCATCTAAATTTTGTTAAAGCTATTGGATTATTTAATTCTATCTGTATCCATGAAGGTAATGTGTCACATCTCCAATAAGTACTTGTACTATCATCAAAAGCATTACTTGCTGAATATGTTGTACTATATTGACTACTATAAGTAATATTTTTTATACTTGAGTTGTCATATTTTAATTCTTCATACCCGCCTTCTGGAGTTGCATAGTCACCAATCAAATCCTCTGTAAATCTTATTCCTATTTTAAGTCCATCGCTCTTACTCATTCCACACCTCCACAACTTCTGGTATTGGAATATTAGTTGGTACTAAATTCACGGGTGTAAATGTATATGTCATAGCTTCATACTCATATCCTGCTTCGTTGTATACGCCTGTAATATCAATCTTTATATCCCCAAGTACATCATTAAATCCACTTTCTACAACATCAGAAGCCAATAATCTATATTTGTTATCGCCTAAATTCTCAATACTTGCTATCGGTATAGTAGAAGAATTACTTGTGTCTGTAACAACTATCTTTTCAAGCAATAATTCAGGAATAGGATTCTGTACCTCAAATTCAATAATCCAACCCCAGTCGTCATATTCTTCTTCGTTTTCATCTAACATTACTATTGGTTTATTTTCTGCTGACAATATACTGTTTTCAGTACTACCAAATAATAAATCAAGCTTTATATCATACGGATTAGCTTGTAAGTGAATATCTTTATCGTAGGCATTTTTATAATCTAATTCAATTAAATCAAGTTTGATTTCATAAGGTTTAGCAACAATTCTTTCAGGAGCTATAGCCATACCTGCCCAGTTCCTAGTGGTAATAATCCAATGAATTTTGCCTAAATTATCCTCAACAACAAAACCCATTCGGTAATCATTAGTAATAAACATGTTGAGATTGACTGCAGTTCCAGTAAACTCAACAACCTGTCTTTCATTCTCCCAGGTAGTATTGCCATCTAATTGAGTGCAATAATTCCTATAATAGAGCTTCCCATCTGATTTGATGTATCCAGCTATAACTCCATGATCTCTATCTAGAAAGTTTACGTTCTTCCATCCTCTTATAGCCTTTACTTTTACGACACTAGAAGCTAATTCAACCTTTGTTGCAGCATCATCCCATAGTTGGCTCCAAAGTTTCCCTGAGCCATCAACCCAAAATAGCCATGGATTCTCATAGGTCTTAAGCTGCCACTTTTTTCTCCACCATTCCCATTCACCATCAAATGCTATTGCCACAGCACTGCCATTCCCTAGCTCAAATTGAGTTTTCCATTTCTCTTGATGATAGTCCGGATATTCTCTGATTGCAGTCTTGACCACTCCATTATCAACGTATATGTTATAGATTCGGTTAGGCGGTCCATAGGCCTTTTGCCTTCTTGCTGCCAAGGACAAGTCTCCAAGGCCTGCCTTCTCTCTTATAGTTTCCACAGTCCAATAAGTACTATCTGATACTGTAGTCTTTGCTCTACTTACCTGTATACTCATCTTTGGCTGTGCATTGTTGTATATAGTCTGATTTTGTTGATTAATTTTCGCTAATAAAACAGGATCTATACTTCTCATATAGACCCCTCCTCACTGATATTTAGCTGCAACTTAGCGGTATAAAGCGTATTAATCGGGTCGCCACGCCTAAGGATTAACCTGGTCCACTCTGCTTTGCTGTCAAGCATACCCACATAAAACTTATCATCTATAATTAACCTTAGAGGTTCTCCCCGGCTCTCAATCAAATTTATTAAATCAACCTGATTATGGTTAGACAAAATTTCAAAAGTATAATACTTCATGGGGCTGCCAATGGCCTGAATGTGATAACTTCCATCAAGCAGCTTGTTTTTCACCTGAATAGTATCATACTGTAAAGGAGATAAGTCCCTAATTCCATAACTTAGTTTTGTATTATTTAAGTCTTCTAATAAAATCAAAGCCTTACCCCCCTTCTTAAATCATCCATCACTACATCAACAATGTCCATCAACTCATTTCTATTATTGACTCCTTTCACTGTTATAGTGCCTGTGTGATTGTAATTAATGGTTTTAGAATTATTATCGCTCAACATACTATCTAATTTAGATAACGGTAAAACAACTTCAGCTCCCGCCTCGCCAAAACCTTGCCAGCCTGCTATTGTAGGCAGTACTGTAGGTCTTGTAAATATAGCTCCGTCAGCGTTCCATCGGGTGCCTGCGGCAATAGAAGAATCTATAACCTTGCTTGTAGGCTTGGTATTCCAGCCGCCACCTCGATAATCATAAATATCATAATCTCTTTCTGCTTTTTCATTTATGCTTAAAAATTCTTTAACCCAGTTTATCGCAGTTTTAACCGCTGCCGTTATCTTGTCCCAATTTTGATAAATTAGAACCGCCGCCGCCGCAAAAGCCGCCATACCTAACATAACCGCACCGCCCGGTCCAATTGCCGTACCTAATGCACCTATAACTGTATTTCCGCCCTGGATAGCAGTGCTAAATTCACCAACTCCTTTTGTAACTTTAGAAACCGTACCAAACAAACCACCTAACCCACTTGTTAGTTTACCTGCGATGCTTATAACCGGACCTATTGTTGCCGCTAAAGCAGCCATTTTTAATATAGATTCCTGTGTTTCAGGATTTAAATTTCCAAACCACTCAACAACTTCCGTTACTTTCTCGATTAATTTTATCAAATGTGGAGCTAACACATTGCCAATAGTAATTCCGGCATCCGCCATTTTATTTTTTGCAATTTCAATCTGACTTGCAGTTGTTCCATATCTCTGTTCAGCTTCTTTAGTTAAAGCATTATTTTCATCCCATGCAGTAGTTCCAATTTCTAAAGATTTTGTAAACACATCACTCGCACCGGAAGCCCTGAGTAATGCATCCCTAAGTCTTACTTCACTTATTCCCATATCGTCTAAAACTTTTATCGCAGATGTGCCTTGCTCTTCCGCTCTCGATAATCCTGCAATAAATTCAATCATTGCTCCAGCTGCATTAGTTTGAAACGCCTCTGTAAATTCTTCGCCTGTCATTCCTGCTACTCTTGCAAAATCTTCTAATTTCTTTGATTGCGTTTCCGTAGCAAGTTGCATTTCTATCATAACTTTAGAAAATGCTGAACCGCCTGCTTCCGCCTCTATACCTACTGATGATAAAGCACCAGCAAAGCCCATGATTTGAGCTTCTGACATTCCTATTTGACTACCAGCACCGGCAAGCCGCATACCCATTGCAACTATTTCGCTTTCAGTTGTGGCAAGATTGTTACCCAAATCAACTATTGTACTTCCTAATTTATCAAATTCTTTTTGACTCATGCCTGTAATATTTGCAAACCTCGCTAAGGATGTTGCCGCTTCATCAGCTGACAAGTTCGTAGCCTCGCCTAAATCAATCATTACACGGGTAAAGTCCATAATATTAGGCACTTCAATTCCTAACTGCCCTGCTGCTTCCGCTACTCCCGCTATTTCAACCGCACTTGCAGGGATTTCCTTTGACATATCTCTGATGCCTTGTTCTAATCTTGCCAAATCTTCAACGCTTGCGTCTACTGTTTTTTTGACTCCTGCAAATGCCGACTCAAAATCAATAGCCGATTTAGCGGACGCCGCACCAATTCCAACGATAGGTAATGTTACACCTTTAGTCAGCGTTGCTCCCGTCCTGGACAAATCCCTGCCTGTTCTATTTAGAGATTTACTTATGCCTTTTAAGTCCTTTGACATATAATTCATTTTGTTACTAAAATCAGTAGTATCAGCACCGACTTTTACTAT